GCTGATAATACACCTTGCCCGGCGATGGATACGACACTGGGTAAATAAACGTAGTCGCCTGGCTCTTCCTAACCAAATCAATACGCTCATTACTGTAGGGATCAATAACCGGCAGTTTTACCGTTTCCTTATCATCCGGCCTCGCATCCGGCCAGTTCGCATTGATGTAGCACTTATCTACGATCCCCTTGTTGTTTTGCTTCCCCCACCGGCAAAAGCTCGCATCCTGCGTGCCCAGGTAAGCAATCTTATCGCCGCCTTTCGCTTTAATCAGCTCCGGGAAAACGTTCCAAAACCAAAAGAAATCTGTGGGGGCCTCGCGCATATAGCGCTTAAATGCGATATCGCTTAAAAAGTTGGTGATCTCCTCATCTTCCACGTACTCATACTCCAGCTTGCGCGTTTCCGGATTCCACTTCTTGATGAACGGAAGTACCTCGCGTCCCTGAAGTGCCCGCGCCATCCAGTCCAGCAATGAAGGTAGTTCCGTGCTACGCTCATTCGCTTCGATAATCAACTGCGGGAAATCGTTATCCTCTCCCCAACGCGCTATCTCTTCGCTCGATTGCTGTTTTTTCTTCGGGCTCACCGGTTGCTTTTTCAACGGATCGAGATTGACCGGCGTACCCATTTCCACCAGTATCTCCCCGCCAGCTATCAGCGCCAAATCATCCGTTACAAACTCAACCCCGTTGTTTTTTGCCATTATTGTGCTACCCTCATTCCGTTGAATCGCGTTACCAGCAACGCGTGAATCTTTATAATCCGGTCGCTGTCTGCATGCCGGATGTTCCTGGTATAATTTCCGTAGTGCTGCGGATCACGACTACCGCGCTTGTTTTTCGAACTGGGACCGCCAAGCAGTACTGCGCGATCGAGCGTAATTTTCTTACCACCAGTCCCCAGCTTTTCGTCGCAGGTCACGAACGTGATCGAGAAAGGAATCAGCTCACCATCCGCGCCACGCATGGCCATCGTATTGAGCATATCTTTCACCTTAATGATCTCCATGCCCCAAAAGTCCCCCCTCGCGCGCACGGACGAAAGGACACGAAACAGGGAAAGTCCAGCGACGCACATTTGTGCACGATTTTTTGAGGCAAAAGTTTCATGGCCAAAACCTTACCCGTGAAAACTGAAAATTTTTAGCGCAGTGACACACAGTTGACCCCGCCACGCCCTATCCGAAAGGGAAAGCTTTCCGTGCACTTTTGACGATATATGAATAGGGGGGTGGGGGTGGGGCGCTCCCCGCTCTTCGCGTTCCTAAGCTATCAGCAGATCGGTAACTGGTAGGTCATAGCCATAATCAAATTGGAACTTGCCAATGTAGAGGGTGTCAAGCGCGTCGGTTAGGTGCGGTGCATCTTCGGGCTTTACCTTGCTGTTTTGTTCGGGGCGCTTATCTTTCTCCACGCCATTGCGCCCCTGTCTGGTACCGCATGCCTGCATGGCCGTGATTAGGTTATCATTGTTTTGCCGGTTGAAGCGTACCGATTGGAAACGATGATCTTTTTCCTTCAGCACTTCCTCCCACATCCGGTAACGCGTTTCGTGCATTGGCTGCTGGCCAATGTCGATACCACGCACATGCCAGCCATTCGCTTGGAACTGATCCATCACGATCTCAGATAATGTTTTGAGACGCGTAGCGTCCGTTACCTTTGCGGTGTGATCATAGAAGTAATTAACATCGTGACAATCGTGCGGTTTGTAGTACTCGCAAAACTCATCCACCAAATCCGTCAGTATCTTACCTTGCTCGCGGGTAACAAACATCGACTTCAATACGCGGTATGCGCGATTGGTATCCTGCCCACATACCAATGATTTGATCTTGCTATTGTAGTCGAATGACACATCAATGGCTTTGCCTTTAATCAGATCAGCATCCTTCCGGCAATCAGATAGCGCATCCGGTGGTAAGTGTAGCCCCAGACCCTCGATGTAACTGTAGTCGTACTCGTTATAGCAATGGTGATCGGTATCCAGCAGGTGGTAAAAACCATCATCAATCAAAAATATCTTTTCGTTAAGGATAGCTGCTTTGAAAACCGGGGTAATCATTTCCCGCCGCCATTGCAGTATCTGCTCTTCGCCCAGGATGGCTAGGTTTTCTAAGCTGCTGGCCTCGGAATAATAAACCGGGTACTCCGACCGTGCCGCATGCAATGCCCGGTTATACTCCGATATCCTGCGGTTTAAATACTTAATTTGTCCCTTTCTTAGATTCTTTTGCAGGCGCTTTTGTAACAGTTTGTTTTGCTCATATTGGAGCATCGCGATCTCCGCGATGCCACGCGTATCCATCTGCTCCACCTTATCCAGTATCCAGCGCCCACGCGGATCGCGCGGCATGTCTGTAAACATGGTCACGGCGTGGTGGAAGGGTAGATGGCTAAAGTGGTCGAGGTTACCCCGGTTGATCGGCGCGATATCGTCTACGTATCGCTCGTGGTTTAAAAAGCGAGCTTCGTCGCATACAATAGCATCGAGCGTCTTACCATTGGCGAGTCCCGGCTTATCCTGGCTTATCAAATGAAAAACGTGGCCATTCCACCAAAATATAGAGTATTCCGGGTGTAGAACTTTGTACAACGGCTTCGGGATGAGCAACCTATCTTGTGGCCGTGTGCGCACCCAAAAATGTATGCCTTCATGGTATCCACGATCTTCCCACGCCTTCAGTAATGGTGGCAATGTACGGTCCAGCAACTGCATGTACGTCGTGCCCACAATACCGGTAGCCCCCCTGGGCATCGCATTGGCGAACCGTATGGTACGGTCAGCAATGGGACCTTGCGTTTTTCCGGTACCGCGCCCCCACACGCCGTACTCTTCCTTGCACTGGGTGTACCATGACCGTTTCTGCGGATCGTTAAGATAGATTTCGGCCATTAGACTTCCTCCTCTTCCACATTTTCATCATCAACCGTTTCAGCATCTTCTACGAGTGTCTCAATGAATCCCTTTTTGAGCTTTTTCATCAGTCGGGCCTTGATGTCCTCCACCGGCTCATCCAGTGCGGGAAAGCCAAGCTTAGACGGATCATCGACCAGTATGGGGTCCGTCGGAATGTACTCGCTCGGATCAAGCAAATCCATTTGGAAGGTTCGCAGCTGCTTGATTTGATTGAGCTCTTTGAAAATAGCTGCAGCTGCGCGGAAGTCGCCAGCAGCTTCCGCACGGGCCATCATTTCCTCGCCGGTCTCAATGGCCATGCCACGAGCAATCTCACGATCCTGCGACGTTTCGAAACTGTGAAAGAAGCGCTGGGCCATCTCGACATCCAAATATGCCTGGCGGATAGAAATCCCGAACTCCGATTGAAGCCATTCAACAATCTCGCGCTTTTTATAGGGACGCTTGAATGAAAACACGTAAGATTCCCCCCCCGAATTATATCGCTTTTCTTCGTGCAGCTTCTTTTCGCGTACCAACGTGTCTACCCGCCTCATGCGGGTAAGTAGTGCTTTGTCTGTTGCCCGAAGCTGGTCAACCTTATTCGACAAATGCGCTTTATAGATGCGGCCCAATGGACCATCAATATCAACGTCCTTTGCCCGTATCAAACTCATAGACCACTCCTTTCTCTACGCAGCTCTTCGAGCCTAGCACGCTTGCGTGCCAGCAAATGCGTCGTTTTTTCGCGGTTCCTTAAATTAGGCTGTAGCAGCCTTTTTTCGGCTTTGCAGATTTGCACGTACAACCGCTGCATTTCCGGTGTCTTATGCTCTTTAGGCGGGGCTACAGGCATGGGAGCGCCATGCTCTTCCATGTAATCCAGCTCCGCGAAAAATTCCTGCTTGCGTCGCTGCAGGCGAAGTATTTGTTTGGCGGCTTTGTAGCGCGTATCGTCGGACCGGCACGTGTCTAGCAAATACATATTTCGGTCGATCTGCCTAAACACCTGGTCACGATCGCGGCAAAGCTTCAGGTAGATCGGGCTGGTGATCACTTTCTCGTGATCCATTTCTGAGGTAGTGGCTTCCGCTGGTGGCAGATCAGGATGGGTAGCATCTTCAGGCACCAAGCTAGCCAGCTCTTCCCAAAGCTTCGTTCGGGTATACTGGCTGGATCCACCTGCGAAAAGTTGCTTTAGAAAGTCACTGGTGCCGAACTTTTCATAAAGTGCGACACCAGTGGGATAATCTTGATTTTCGAGCCATGCGCGTATTTCCTGCATGACTCAAAAATCCTAAAGGGAAAGTGTGGGGGAAAGGACACTTGGTAGATGTTAAACTTGTATATTTGCTTAAGCTATTAATTATAAATCTATGTTTAACTTTTACTTTGACTCTTCATCTAGTGAATTATTATTGCAATTAATTACCACAATTGCATCTTTTCTCACGATGGTAATTGCTGCTATCGCTCTTTTTGCGTGGAAACAACAAAAAAAGTATGACCTAGTAATAGACGCAAAGGCAAAAGCCGGTTCTGTTATTGAATATATAGCATTTATTAGGGGGCCTTTCAATAATTACCATTTAGTTGAGTTAGAATCATTTTTCCAGAAAGCTATAGACGAAAAAAATAATGGGCAAAAAAACACATTAAATTATGTAATTAAAAACTATAAAAGGTTTGATAATTTTTACATTGAAATAGTCGATATAAGTGAAAGACTGAAGTCGTCATTTGGAAAAAAAAACCCATTAGTAAAGTTCTATTCATTTGCCGTAACGGCTGGTAAAAATATCGAGCAGCTAAAATCTATTAGGGAATCCTACTTCGAATTTTCAGCCGAAAGTGGACATTCCGAGCAAACTATTAAAGAAGTTGTATCAGGGCTTGATGCTCAAATTTTTGCAACCCCTAATGAGCCTGACGATATAAATGACAATCTTCGAGAATTATTCTCCCACGTAGAGAACTTTAGATTGAAGTGGTATCATATTTAAACAAAAAAACCACCGCTTCCCAGCGGTGGCTCCAAACTAACCAAAAAAAGCACACACCTATTCCTTATCCTTCGCCGTGGAAGGTTTCTTTTCAATCTTACGCAAGTACCTAGTACCCGCTTTGATCAACGCCTCTGCCTTTTCTTTTGTGAGCCTGCGAAAATCAATCCGACCGATCCGGCTTTCCAAAATCGGCGATGTGGTATTTACCACTTCGTAGCTGCCAGCAAGATCAGCTGGCAAAGAGAATTTCACTGCCATAGTCTATCCTCCGGGTGCAGGGGCTGGAAATTCCCCTTTGTAAACGAAAAGTGGCATATGGCTGAAGCCTTGGAAATTGATTCGAATACCAGGCTCGCCAGTAGGACCTACACCGGTACCGAACGTGCCCCCAGGAATGGGACGTGCCAAAATCTCCTCCGAGCCAATTTGCAACCAATCACCGCCAAAGGTGCGTTTAAACAACACGATTCCGCGGTAATTCTTAATTGCACCTGCGCTACCAAGATTCTTTGCCGACAATTGTGGCATAAAGGTTTCCAGCGTAGCTTGGAAAACACTGCTCAAAATCTCACCGTCCATCGAACCGTTCACGCCCGACTTGTCAGTCAGCACATCCAATGCAATGGGAGCCTTACCCTCCTTTAAAATGTGATCATTTTCGATCGTCACCAAGCTTTCCGCGGTCGTGCCGTCCGCAGCTGGCTTCCCCCATGTCTCTATATAAGAGCTGGGGATAAAGTAAGCCTTTTCCTGAATACCGCTGGCGTTTTCCAAGCCATCTTGAAAGCCAAGCGCGATATCCATTATACTATTATAATCCATGTTTTACGGTTTTAAAATCGTTCAACCATTATTTAATCGCCGTCAGCGCACCGCTTTCAGCCTTCACCAATGATTGCAGCAGCTTCCCATCTTCCGCTACTTGCTGTTTGGTTTTTCCGTTCACGCCGAAATTGACCACGTACTTTTGTTTCCCAACGGCGGCTATGACTTGCGCTGGTTTGCCCGTCGAAGCATCTTCCAGCTTCGCAGTAAGCTCCTCTACCACACCCTTAGCCGTAGAAAAATCTTTAGCCTGTGCGTCGTATTTTCCCTTCAATTCGGTATGAACACCCTGCAATCTGTCGTAGGCTTCTTGCGCCTCTTCAATTGTTTTAAACTTTTGCATCTTTTTATCAGTAAAAAAGTATCGAAAAGTTACCCGGCCGAAGCCGGGCAACGTTTATTAACTCATGTCGTTGGTCGAAATCACTTCCGGGTCCTGCACACCGAAACCCAGCACACCAGTCAAACCGAAGTCGATCGTGTACATCTTTTCGATAGGCCGCCATTTTTCGTAATCGCCCAGCAAGTCGGTCGCAGCAATCAGATTTTCCTTCGGCGTACAAACCAGCTGCTGGCTCCCACTCATCCACGTTACCGGCTTAAGGATGCAATTGCCATTGGACGTAGGCAATGTGACCAACTTCAAATCCTTATCGGTATACTTCGAGATATCGCCCTCGAAATCATCAAGCAACGCCTCAAAAGAAGACAAAGAGCTATACATAAAGCATTTCCTGTTTGCGCGCACTACTTCGGGAACGCCCCGGTACACAGCTTTGAACTTTGAATACGCATCAGTGGCCAACGATCCCGTTGTAACCACTTTACCCAATGCATCAGCTGTACGCAGCGTGCGGATTTTAGTCCCCAAACCCTCACAGATAGCCAGCACATCCACGTTGAGCCATTTTGCTGGGTGGGTAGCGGGCGACTGCCCCGCTGTCGTTTCGTCCAACGCACGGAAATAGTGATCTTTCTTACCCGTATTGAAGCGAACCAAATCGCCTACGTCGTAAGTAGAAGCCGGATTAAACGCGCTGAATGCCGCGCGACCTACACCATTCCAAACGGTTTGGTTATTGATTGCTGAGGCATTCTCATCAGCCACCGTTTCCAGTGTAAATTGTGCGTACGGAATCCGAGTGTTAGTAGCGCCTTCACCAGGGCCACGATCTTCCGCGAGATAGATCGTACGGTATTTTTTCGGTTCAATCGTAATATCCCGCTGCCAATCATCAACCTCCAGCACCTGCCCGCTCAATTTGATGTCGTTAGGGTTCGACTCCTCAATACCTGAGTACGGCATCGGGCCACCACTAACGGTTAGCTTATGCAGGTTCACCTTGTTTTTAACGTTAAACATGGGTGTGATATCGTTGAATACCTGTATGCCAGTTACAAAACGCCTATACAATCCCTTCGCGTATTTACCTGCATATGCAGCCAGCGCCGAAATATCCGGCGATGCCTCTGCACGGAGCACACCCGCGTTCCCTCGAGGCACCAGCCCCCCAATTAAAAACACAGCAAAAAGCACCCCCAGCAAAGCAGGTTTACCCACCGCATTCGCCACAAAGAGCGATAAAAGAGCCGTCAGCAACAAGCCGACCGCCAACCCCAATCCTTTCGAAAAATTTTTCATCTTATCCAGTTCTAAAAATTTAGCAAATCACAATCAGGGCTTACTTACCCCAAATTTGTTCATACTCCTCATCCACCGAAGTGCGGAAATTGTCCACCTCTTCCTCTTTTTCACCGGTCGGGATCACGTCATCCTTATCCGTTTTGGTAGTGGTTGTTTCAGCTGCTGGCTTACCCTTCAGCTCTGCCACTTCCGCCTTTAGCGCCTCAATGGTTGCATTGTCTTTAGTCGCCCGAGCTTCCAAATCCGTTACCTTTTTCTTTGCCTCGACCAAGTCAGTAGCGTTTTGCTCAGCAGTAGCCAGCTCACTATCCAATGCAAGCGTTACACCCTCAATCCCAGCCTCTGCGATTTCGGTGTTTACGGCATCCACTTGCTCCGCCGTCACATCACCCGCAGCAACTTTTGCCAGGGCTGTGAGTTTCGAAAATTTATTACCAAACATATTTTTCGGGTTTTGATCCTTATTCAAACCGATCATCGCGCCAACTTGATCCATCACTTTAGCCATAAAAGACTGCGATGGCTCTTCCATCCGCTCATCATACCAAGCTGCCACCTGCTCAGGGCTCATTTCCTTCACATTTTCCGGCATATCCTCAGCGTCGTAATCTTCCACCACATCGATAAAGCCCTCCGCTTTCGCTTCATCCGGCGTAAAGTAATGATCGTCGTAGTCCATGTATTCGGCCTGCACCACGTCGAGGGCTTTGCCCGTCCGGTCTGCGATCAAACCACCCAGCACATCGTCATACTTATCCATAGTGTCAGCATCCTTACGGAGCTTCCGCGCGTTCCCGTATGACCACGTGCTAACGTTGTGAATCATCATCAACGAACCTTTGGCCGCGTGTACCCGGCCCGGCTTAGCCGCCAGCAAGATCATTGCAGCCATACTGAAGGCAATACCGTCGTTATATGTATGCACTTCCTTCTTGCTCGCTTTGATAGCGTTGAAAATCGGCAAACCCTCCCATACCGAACCGCCTGGTCCATTGATATGGATATTTATCCGCTCATGCTCCTTTTCCAACGCATTGAAAGCGCGGATAAAACCTTTGGCATTCGTCTCATCCCACCAGGGACCAATCACCCCGTAGATATTTATCCGGCCAGCTTCCCCGGCTTTCGCCTGCACAACTTCAAAAAATGGACGCTTCATTTAACTCTTTTAATTCCGGCACCACCACCACGGCAGTGCCGGAAAACCAATACTATGAGAATGCAAAACTGAATAATGCCCTTAGCGGGCGAAAGGACACTACAGCGCCGGGTGCGGTTGCTCCACCCGAAAGCCATACTGGTAGTGCGGAGCACCGGTATA